NACTCTAGTGTCCGGTGACCAGGTGTCCGTCTTATGGAGGTTTGTAGCATGAAAGAACACAACGCAATACGTGCATTACTGGAGGCGTTGGGCGAAGTCGCTGAGGAGCAACAACGCAGACGCCTTGAAGGAAAAATCAAGTGGAACCACAAGAACTACACCTACACAGTGTATCGCATCAGACCGGTATCCGGTGCTCCACTTGTCAGAGTCGACATTAAGGAGGGGCTATGAAAGCTTGGTGTTTCAAATCAGTCTCATTCGATGCCGCGCACAACCTGCCACACCATAAAGGTCCGTGCCAGAGACTGCACGGACACACGTACAAAGTAGAGATAGGCATCGAGTCTGAAATTGACCCCCACACGGGCATGGCAATCGACTTAATCTCGTTGGATGGGTTTCTGCAGATGAACGTGGTCTCTAGGTTCGACCACAGACTTCTGAACGACGCGCTTGGGGTTATCAGCCCAACAGCGGAGGCAATTGCGCAAGACCTGCTCACTACTGCCATCCGCTACTTCGACAAGGCGACGTCGAAAAAGTACGCAGGAGCTCCCATCATAGTTCGTGTGTGGGAAAGCCCAACAGCCCATGTGGAGGTGAGTCGTGATTGAACAGTTTGATAAACTGCTTGCCGAGATGCGCTCTAAGTTCATGGAGCGCACCGAGGAGTACTCCTCTAAGGAGAACCCCATAGACTTGCTGGAGCGTAGTTCCGCTACCGTGGGCTCCACTCCAACAACTCACGCGCTGCATCTGGTATCCCAGAAAGGCGCACGTATGACAAGCCATCTACATCAAGAACGGAATATACCCGGACCCAGATTCCATGACGCCTGTGTTGATAACGCTGTTTGGAGTTTAATTGCGTGTATAGCAAATGAAAGACAACCTAGAAGTCCAGCTCAACGCCCTACGGCACCTCCTAAAGCCCGGGAACATTCGTCCGACCCCAGAAGCACTAGCGCAGGTTAGAGCGTTCCTAGAGAAGTTTCCGAGGGAGTTAACCGAGGAGGAGTCACGTGAATTTAGACTGCTCATCAAAAAAGCGTTTGGACTCCACGACCCGAAAGACGTCGAAGGCCCGACGGAGCCGTTCGAGGAGCTTATACCAGCTCGCGGTTGGCTTAGAAAATACTACGAATACACACTGGGTAGTGAACCACCTGCGGTTTTCCACTTCATGTGCGCTCTTACGGTGTTGGGCGCCTCTCTCGAACGGGGGGTATACTTTGACAAGGGCTTCTATCGTGTTTACCCCAACATGGCTACCGTTCTCATTGCTCCTACGGGTAGATGTAGGAAAACCTCGGCAACGAATATTGCGCTTTCTCTTGCGCGTGCGGTGGAGGTAAACGTGTTAAGTGAGAGGATTACGCCCGAGGCACTAGTGACCGGGTTGGGAGGGAGAGACACCTCCACCGGGTTAGTGTATGCACCAGAGCTAGCGGTGTTCCTCGGGCGTTCCAAATACCTCGAGGGTATGGTCCCGTTACTGACCAGCCTCTTCGACTGCCCCGACACGTGGAAGAGCACTACTATAGGTCGCGGCGCATCCAAGCTGGACCAAGTTGCTCTTAGCCTGCTCGGGGCATCCACCCTCGAGTGGTTCATAGAAGCGCTCCCACGAGAAGCCTTCTCGGGTGGTTTCATGGCTCGTTTGCTCTTTGTCGTCCAGGAGGACACAGACAGAGAGTTCGCAATACCCGAGAAAGGTCTTGGACACTTGTGGGAGCGTCTCCGTGAGCAACTCGAAGTGATACGCGGGCTGCGGGGCGAAGTCGTAATGCACCCTGATGCTCGTAAGTGGTACCTATCGTGGTACTCGAAACACCACAAGTCTCCCATCGTAGACGAAAAGTTTGCAGGGTACCACGAACGGAAACCTGACCACCTGCTCCGCATAGCGTATCTACTCCGCGTTGCGGAAACCAAGACACTGACGCTACACCAAAGCGACCTAGAACACGCACTACACATACTCGATTGGATGGAGGCCAGTCTTCCACGAGTGTTTGCAGGAGTTGCGGCAACCCCAGTGGGCGCAGCTCATCAGCGGATACTCGGACAACTCCGGAAGGCTGGCGGAAAGTTATCGCACAGTACACTGTTGCGTAAGAATCAGCACGCGATGAACGCTCGTGCGTTCTACGAGGCCATCACGACGCTGATAGAGAGTGAGTCCGTCCGGCGTATCAAGACGGCTACGGAACACTCTTACGAACTAATTGAAGGAGGTGAGTGATTGAGTTGTAACCCAACAAAACAATGGATTTGTGACCAGCTCTACCCCTACATAGGAGACTGGTGCAAGGACTGTTACCCGGAGCCCGAACCACCAATCGAACCGCCGCCTGAACCCGCCCCAGGCCTGCCGTATCATATTTGCAAGTTCCCACTACGCAAAGTCAACAAGGCGGTCTTTTGGAGCGGCCATGGATACGAGTCTCTGAGCATGCAATACAGACCTGCACGTAAGTTCACCGCAGACCGCTGGGACGAGCTTTGCAACACGATGGCGAAGCATGTTAACGGAGCACGGATGTTCGCTTATTGTTCTGAGAACCAGTTCTACCTAGATGCCTGCATCATGCCGTTCCCATGGGTAAACGACGCTTACGACTTAACCCAGCTCTCTGACACGTACATCGAGCTAGTGAAGCCCCGACTCAACAGTTTCCACAAGAGACGGCTGACTACTGTGATTGACCTGTGCACCTCGATTACAGGAGACAGGTTCTACTTCTGCCCCTTCCACGGGCGTAACAACCATAACAACACTTGCACGAACCACAACGACTTCATGACCGATGCGCTTACAAGAGTTGCTACACGCGGATACTTCAGGAACATGGTCCGCGCGTTCGACAACAACTACATCATCTGGAAGCTCATCAACGAACCCCGCTTTAGAGCTGGTACGCAAGACCGCTGGTACCAGGAGATGATACAGGTACTCCGTGAGGAAGGCGTTCCCCGCAGACGCATCATGATTGAGTATCGTAGGCTCGGAAGCAAAATCTACAAGTACCTACATCAAGGCATCAACGCTGACTACCACGGCTGTAACTCTTTGCGCACGTGCAGAAAGTATCGTCAGTCGGCTCCGCGGTTCGCTAAGTATAGAGCAGCTGCGGAAGGTGACGCGTTGCTCATCGGTAGTAGTGACGGATGGGACGAGTACAAAGAAGCGAGAGGGCTCCTCAGATGGAGGCAGCTGCAACAAGGTCAGCTCCACAAGCGCAAACCGAGTGGAAAACAGGCAGCTATAATGTTCGACTACGACCTCCACAAACTGGAGAAGAACGCCCTGAAGCATGGTATCTACGGTAGAGGACTAGAGATGATGTCTGTCGCGGCGTTCGCGTTGCCCGGTGGTAATACACGCTACCCCAACTACGAAGACGCTCTCCGTATCGCGTTGCAAGGGTTAACGGCGGAGGAATGCGCCCTACTCAAAGTAGACCTGAACGAGTACTCCAGAGGCGAACTCAAATACATACACAACCCAGGACACAAAGAACACTTCCCGGAGGACCCCGCATGAAGATACGCCCTGAAGTTCTTTGGTTCGCAGAACAGATGGAGAAGAAGCTCCAGATGTACGATGACGCGCGTAACTGGAGTGACACAACCACCAACTACTTACTTAGACGTCTGCACGAGGAGTACCTGGTGCTGAAGAAGGCGCTAGTCCAAACAGAGGGAGTAATAAATGAGCACGGGTACACTAAGGCTGTCTTCACCATAAAGCACCGCTTCGCCAAGGAGCACGTGATGGAGGAGTGCGTCGACCTCGCGAACTTCTGTATGATGATTGCGGACAGGATGAAGAAATGACAGTTCCGGTACCCACACCGAAAGTGACCGAGATTCTTCTGAGGCGGCTGCAAGTAGCTGGTGGCATTCAGATTACGAGTGACATGGTAGCAGACGTCCGACACGTCGAGGAGTTCGACTCCTACTTCGTAACCCTCAAGAGGAGGGTCCTGGGACAGACGCTGGGCGAGAAGATAGTGCGCTACCCCAGGAACTGGAAAGAGGCTTTCAAGGAAAGGTGGTTCCCGAACTGGCTGAAGAGACGTTTCCCCGTGAAATACCAGGAGTACGACGCCCTTGTGGTGTTCCCTCAACTGTTGCAAAAGTACCCATTACCCCTAAGTATACGCAGGGAGCCCCACTATTTCGCTTTTGTGGAGCCCGAAGAAGAATGATTTGGTGGGACCTCATACTCAAAACAGACGACATCGGCAGAGAACTGGAACGACTGTACGAACACATGTCGCTACGTCACCTGTCGGAGTATCTAGGCGTATCCAAAACAGCTCTGAGAAACAAACTCGTACAGTGTGGAATACCGCTGAGGCCTCGCGGCGGTCCACACTACCGGGTAGACAGACTAGCACTGCCTGATAACGCGGCAGACCTAAACCCTGCACAGCTTGCGAAGCTTACGGGGTACACGATCAACTACTGCAAGAAGTTGAGGAGGAAACTACGTGAACAACGACGAACCCCACAAACGGAAGACATGGTTAAGGCACCACTACCTCCGTTTGGGGATGTCGATGAAGATGATAGGTGAAGATTGTGGTGTCAGCGAGACCACAATCCGTCACTACATCATCAAATTCAGGATACCGAGGCGCAGGTCGGGGCCCGCACGAAAGGTTCACCGCGCTGAAGTCTCAACGCGGGTTCCGGCGTGGCTGAGAGACGAAGTCAAGAACTACGCGAAGCTCCGCGGGATGTACATCTCCGACGTCGTCAAAGCAGCGCTTCTGCAATATCTCGCATTAGGAGGGGAAGATGTGGAAACTAAACAAAGCGTACAAATTGAAAGAAAGTGGTCTTATCAGTCGCCTGCACGGCGTTAATCACGTGTACGTCAGACACTACAACGAAGTCCATCACTTTGTAGAACTCACCTTCCACATACTTGGAACGACTGGTTATAAGACAATCAGGGTTAAGGATGAATACCTACCCTTTGAATCCGACGCCGACCAGTTGAAGGTCAACGAAGCTATGCAGGCAGTCCTGACTTCTTGAGTTCCCGAACATCACCCTTGAGCTCCTGGACGTCGTCTTTTACGCCGCCGACCTTAATGCTCAATTCCCCCAGCTCACGGATGTGTTGCAGGCAAATATCAGACCTACCAGGTTTGTTGTCATTTCTTGGGTTTCGGTTGTTTCGTTTGTTCCAGAAGAGTTTTGCTAGGGCCTCTATTGCTCGTGCAGAAGCGACCACGCTTACTATGACTCCTCCATCGACTAAGTCCACTATCTTCTCTCCTCCCAAGGCCTCATACCCGTAAGCCTTTTTATTCCTAGAGGGATATCCCCATATCCAAATTCCTCCGCGGCCCGAGTGATGTCTCGAATCGCATAGTAGCCCGGCATCCAAGCCCCAATCAAGTGTTTGAACTCGCCCTTTGCGAGCTCCCTACGGTAACCACCCCTCGCATAGTCAAGCGCAACAGAAGCCATCTGCAGTGAAGGGCCGCCTGCAAACGTGAAGGGTCCGCCAAATAACCACCTACGCGCGTCAACACCAAGAATCTGTGACGAGGCCAAGAACAATCCTGTGTTCACCATAAGCCACCTACGAACGAATGTTGAGGTTGCTTCTACATCCCCAGTCGTAAGGCCCCGTTTGAAGAACTGTATAAAGTTTACAGGCCAGGTCCCGTACTGACCGAACAAACGCCCCACCCGCTTCTTGAACGCTAGTGGGGAGTTGCCAGCACGATATATCCACTGGGTATCCTCAGCAGCGTTGAGTGCGAACTTCTTAAACGCACCCTGGAAGTCCTCCACCATCAGAGACGCTTTTACCTGGTTCCGCACAGCTTGGTCAAGGTAGATAAGTCCTGTGTTCTTTTCGAATGTCCGTAGGCTGATTGTTTGTCTTTGGAGTTTAGGCAGCCACCTCTCCATTGCCGCCCACGCAATGTTAGCTGTCACGTGTCTATTCCAGACATCAGCTCCTTTGTAGCCATACATGCCTTTCTGGTACAACCAGCGTAGCCCCATTTGCACACGCCCAGCCTGTGGCATGAAGTGCTCCATAGGAACACCAAGCATTTCGGTCAAGCCCAGTTCCTTGGTCAGCGCAATGCCCTTCTTCGTGAACGCTCGTGCTATCCCGCGTCTATAGTTCTCAGCACCAAACAGTAGGTACGAGGTTGTGAGTGTCTGTGACAAGTTCCTCAACACGAGCCCCAACCTAAACGGCATCGTGCCCATATACGTGAGCAGGAGTGAGTGTGCTATCAACTTGTTAGCTAAACCACCAGTCATGTCCACACCGGTGTGCTTAAACAACAATTTCATAAAGTCAGACGTTACCGCCCTATCACCACTAAGCGAACCCTCCGTAACCCCACGATACATTCGTATGTCGGAGGATATCTTCGCTTTCGAGTGGTCGGTGAGGTTCATCTTGTTAACCTGGTTGATGAGCTCTTCGAAGCGCCGGTAGACAGGCCTCATCTGCATGCGCATCCTCGAGCACACTGCGTTGTTCAGAAAGAAGTCCAGACGCTTGTACGTAGGGACAAACCCATTCGCTCTCCATGCAGCCAGTTCAGGAACACGTTCGCCTGCCTCGAACGAGGGCACGTAGTTTTCCATGTACTCAGACCATTCAGGTCCAAAGGTTTCATGGAGTAACTTTGCAGCTTCCTCAGCAACGGCAACCTCCTCATTCGTCAGGTTGTAGGTCCGTTTAGCGTTTAGCTTTGCTTCAGGTTCCCGTCCTGAAGCAAGATAACGATACAAGCGTTCAGAGCGTGCGTCCCTTTTGTTTACGAACTTCGAGATTGCTTTTAGTCGAGGGGCAACATCCTTCCTCCACAACGCAACCTCACGCAGCGTATTCTCAGCGTCCCTCCAAATCCCATGAAACGGGAGCTTAAGCTTCTCCTCGTAGAAGGTCATCAGGTACTTGAACGGTTTTATCCACCGCGTAAGCTGAAACACAACTTCCGGTGGAACTGGGTCTGTCACCATCTGTGAGAAGGAACCACGCGACGCGGAGTTCGGGTCCAAAGGAATAGGGTCTCCTTCCATTACAGGCATTTGCGGGTCTGGGTTGTCCACCATCTCCTGAACTTCTCTAGCTGACGCTTTGAATGCTTTACCGTCGACGATACGTCGTAGGAAGAAGCCACCGTCAGCGTGTTTCCGTTCTATGATAAAGCCTCTGGTTACACGGAGTACCGCGTCTACTTCTTCATACGTCATGTCTTCGACGGACTTGGGTCTCCCCTTCTTCGCAGCCATTTGTTTGAGCGCCAGACTACCATCCTTCTTCATCACCAAATGCATCTTGGTCCTGGGTTCGGCGTTGGGCGTGATGATGAATTCCCCAGTGAGTGTCTCGTTACCTGTCTCAGGCATCTCCTTGAGCTTCTTTAGGGAGATTTTCTTGAAGTGTCCGGTAGCTGCGTCCTTCACAGCTATCTCGCCTGTAACAGAATCCCAAGAACCTTCAACACCCTTCTTGTTAAACAGGTACGCCATCGCGATGGGGCTTTCGGTTTCCGGAAGCTTCCTGCCCTTGCCAGCCCATATATCCTTTAACGACTGGTTAGAGAGTTGTTCCATCTCTTTGGGGTCGAGGTCCTGGGCCCGGCTAATGCCAAGCTCTTTACGGGCAATCTCACGGCCTACTGCGCTAACCATGTCGTCGCCGGATACCTGGCTCTCACCAGCAGCGAGTTTATCGTCGTAACGTCTCTTGATGCGCTCTATAAAGGCGGGGTCCTTTATTTGTTCTACTGTTTTGTCTTCAGTCCAGATTTCGACTTCTTTGTCAGCTGCGTCTTCCCTGTTAACAGCCCTGCGCTCCTCAATCCTCTTCTCGACGGTTGCTTCGAGTTCGCGTGCAGACTCTTGAGTGGATTTGAATCCCTCTTCGACAGCCTCTCGTCTACCCTCAAGTCTTGCCTCTTCGTCTGCAATGCCCTCATCTATGTCTTTAACCTTCTGTACTGTCTTCTTCTCGTATTTGATTGTGCGCCCTTCGCGCCTGACGGTTTTTGTGTAACGTGAGTACTCCATGGTCCTTTGTATTTCTGCGATTATCTTGTTCTGCTGTTCTATGGGAAAATCAGAATTCCTCACGTCCTGTATCATTCGCGCAACCGCCTCGCGGGTTGCTCTAGGGTACTCAGGAGCCCACCCAATATACTTAGTCTCTGGGGTCGCACGTAGGAGCCCCTGGTCCATTGCAGTACGCAGAGCGCTGGTGAGGTCCTCCTGCGTCATTCGCAGAGACGTTAAGTCTGCTTCTTGGAGAGGACGTCCATAACCAGTCATCTGTCGTCCAAGGTAGAAGTCCCGTTCAGTATATCCTGTTTTGCCCTTCAACCCAGACAGTTCCGACCACTGTCCGTGCTCTACAGGAATCCCACCGAACTCATCTATACGTTTGAGAATCTGCGCTGACTCAGTTAGAGGAATGTCTTTAGTCCCAGGCATCTTCGCAACCAACTTTTTGCCCTTCGCTGTCAGTGTGATAGTCGCGTTAGTAGCCGCTAGGCTGGTCTTCACACCTTCAAGTATTTGTTGGGCTCTCAGAACCTCTCTATCAAAAGCGTCCAGGATGGAGGGCACAGCTTCAGGTTTGCCAGACTTCATGGCTTTCTCAGCAGTCTTAATGAAAGCCTCTAAACCCTCCGCTTCCGCATAGTTTCCAACGAGGTTTAGGTCCTCCACCATACGGTCACCGTGCCTCTTCATGTATGTGAGAGCTCCTTCCGCGGACTCACGTTCTATAGTCTCCAGGAACGGGAGCTTTGTGTGGTCTATTACTGGAGAGGGTCTGTAACCTTTCAGGTCTTCAGTTATCTGGAGTTTCCATGTCGGTAACCTCTTCGCTCTGGCCCTTGCGGTAACCTTCTCTAAGCCACCCAGAATTCCGAACAACGCAGCAGTTGGGAGTCCAACATCTACAGCTGGTATCCCAGTAAGCTGAGCTTCACCAGGTCTCGCCATCAGTGTAGCCGCTGTTCCGGCGGTTAAAGCCCGTGTGATTGCCCCAGACGGGCCAAAACCAGTCCAGCCTAGAGCGCCTGAACGGAGCAGTTCGGACGGAGGAACTTCACCACGCTGCACCTCAGGTAGTGTAACCCCCGCCATTCCGAGGCCCCCAGCGGTAGCTTGGCTAAGGAGCTTCGAACCGAGTATCTTTGCGGGTGTGACGGCTTTCGCAGCACCGAAGGCTCCCATAAACGCAGGTAGCTCACCAGCCAGGCCTCCAGCTAATTCACCCCAAATGTTTTGTGGGCGAACTGTTTCAGGACGTATGTGTTCAGGTGGACGAATCTGTCCGGGCGCAGGACCACGGATAGCCTCCATTATAGGACTGGCACCCGCGAAGGGTCCTTTCGTAGCAACAGTCTTAGCAGTTTGGTACAACTTTTCGAGTGAAGCCCACTTAAAAGAGCGGAAGAAGCCGCCCTTAGTATACACATCTAGCTTCTTTGCTTGTTCCTCAGGTAGTCCCTTCTTGAGTGAACTGTAGAACGCCTCCCTCCTGAAGTTTTGTTGTTTTAGGGGGCGTGCCTGGAAGAAGGGGTGAGCTTCGACGTCAGTCCACCATTTCTTTACCTCTGCAACGACTTCTGGAGGGAGTTCATCCTTTATCTCTCGAATGGCCCAGTTAGAGTATTCCTCTTTCTCCTTCTCATACTCTTTTTGCCAGTCCGTCATAAACTGACGCCACTGAAGAGCTTCGTCAGGTCTTTGTGCCATCAGTCATATACTCCAGTACTCTCCTGCATTAACCGCTGTCGTTCTTCTTCAGCAGATGCAGGAGGCGGTAGTTCTTGCACACGTTGAGGTCCTCCGGGTTTTGTGTAGCTTAGTATCCAGTCCACGAAGTTCCAACCACCTTTGTACGGAACCCCCATGAGCTCGCACATGGACTTCGTAAGCTGCTTTGCCAGCGGCTTGTTCTGCCCAGCCCGGGCGGCGGACAACAGCTTACGGTAGTTCGCAATTGTTGCGTCGGCGGTTAGAGCAGCTCTGTACTCCGCCCAAGGAAATATCCCATGTTGCATATCCCTCCAGGCAGCCTCAGGCGTGCCCTTATACGACCCCGTATACTGCAACACCCTGTCGATGTAGCGTCGTTCAGAAACTGAGAGTGTCCTAGTTGGTGCGTCTTTCTTTCTGTACTTCAGGTCAGAGGGTATTACACCGCTCACCTGATATTTCATTATCTCTATGGGTCCTACGTCAAACATTATCGCAAATTGACCTACAGGCATCGGAGCTGGCATCTTCATCGGGTCTACAGGCATCTTGGGTGGTCGAGTAGGTAACGCATTAGTAGTACGAAACGCTTCCCACTCCTCTGGTGTAGCATCCTCGTAGGCCTTATGAAACAGTATAGCGGCTTGTATACCTGGAGTTCTTCTGGGCCGTAACGCTTCTTCCTCAGGCGCTCTTGAGGGTACCTGCCGCGTCCTAAACCACAAATCGCGCTCCGCCTCTGTCGGCTTGTATGCCGCTTCGAACGCTAGTATCTCGTTCATCTTGGGAGGTTCAAACTCTCTCATGAACGGAGGTAGTTCACGTCCCGCGAGTTGCTCATGAGCCGCACGAACCTTCATTCCAGGCCCCGTTGTAGGCCAAGGTACTCCAGCCTCGCGTCTTGCTTGTTCTGCTGTTGGAGGAGGGGTCACCGCGTAGGGGCCTCTCCCTTCCATTCCACCTGGAGTGCCGTAACGCTGAGGTAGTTTCTCAGCTCTTGCTCTCGGGGGTAGCTCACCTGGCATTCTCTCAGCAGCACTCCAGTCCGCAGGCAGAGTCCCTGGCATCACTTCGCCTATCGGGGTCGGAGGTGCTTCCTCAGAGTAGTACATCGGTTGTTCTCCTTGTGCTCCCTCTTCTCTTCCAGGAACACCATAAAACCCCTCAGGCACCGATGGCCAATCTACGCCAGTACGCTTTTCCCACTCTTTTACGGCTTCGGGGTTCTCAGTAGCGAAACGTTCAGCTATGCCAGGGTCACCGGTTAGTTGAGACTGCCCGTACGTAGCACTTGCTTGCTCAACTTGCTGAACCTTTTCCCGTTCCTTCTTAGTGAGAATAGCAGCCAGAAACTGAGCGAGGCCGGCACCCAAGTTATGCAGTGGGGCGTATGGTCCTCTTCTGGATCCTCCGTATCCGTTCATTTCAGTGCCTCCAGCCTGCGGATTAGCACACGCATCGCAAGATGCAACTGCGCAATGTACTCGTACAGGTCCACCGTGTAGCCGCTAGCTAACAGCGAACGCTCAATTACCATACCCAAGCGCTTCCTACCAGGTGCGTGTTTGTATTCGTAAGTGAACAACGGGGTCTGCTTCACCTTCTCGAAGATTGTTTCTGCTTCTTCGTCAGTGATTTCCTCGATGTTCGTCTTGAATACTTCTGACGACGCTAACGCAGCCGTTCCTGCTGCTGAGCCAATGCCCGTACCGAGTCCACCAAGAAGCGTCGTTAACCATCCTGGTGACGATGAAGGTACTTGAGCTCCTCCGGGCCAACCCATACCATACTGAAGTGCCATTCCTAGTTCAGGTCTGTAACCTGGTTGTCTCCTTAGCCACTCCTGATACTCTCTCTGCATTGGTTCTGCCATCATCTGGTATCTCATAGGAGCTACCTGACCAGCAAGTTGTGCGTATTGCAAGGGTAGTTCCGCTTCTAGAGCTCCTAGTCCACGACCGAGTTCTCCAGCTCCCATCATGCGACCGCGTGCAGCCTCTAGTGCCATGGCTTCTTGAGCAGTCGTTTCGGCAGCGAGGTTCGTGAACGCACGTCCAGTAGCTTCAGTTACGGCACGTTGCGCTCCTGTGCCATAACGCCCGCCCGTCAGATGCCTCGGCGCTAAACTCCGTTCAACTTCTTCTTGGAGTTGCTGTTGTGTTTGCGCTAGTCGCGCTTGGTAGCGTGGGTCTTGAGACACGGGCATTCCACCAGCCATCATGGCTTCAGTCATTTGCCCGGCGGGGTCTAAAATGTCCGGTCTATACCACTGTGGCCGTCCGTACTGGTACGTTTCTGGGTACGCTCTTGCGGCAATAGCTGCTGGGTCTTCCATTTGGGCGCCTCTTTTCCAGAGTTCCTCCATGACCTCTCTTCCGGGCGAGGGCTGTACCTTTCCAGGAGGGAGTCCACCACCTGGTACGGGACCACCTGGTACGCCTCCTCCCCCCCGCATGGGGTCAGTAGCCTTAGTGTATCTTCCGGGAAAATACTGCTCCCAGCCACCAGCTGTTTCACCTGGCTGTCGTGTTAGGTTCCAAGCTTCGAACTCTTCCTGAGTTGGAGTCCATCCAGCTTCGCCTCTCTTGTAGAGCTTCTGAACTTGGAGTTTGTCTTGCCATCCCCAGTAGGGATTCCACACAGTATGGTATCCGCCTTTAGGGTCTCTCCACCATGGTTGCGCTGCTCCTTCTGCTCCGAACTTCAAGTACGGCTTGCCACCCATCCACGAGGGCGCTCCCCAGGCATCTCCGGCAGGTCCTCCGGCGGCAGGGGTGACACCTCCAGCAGCTCCTGGTGTAGGAGCCATACCCATAGGCCTCGCCAACTCACCAGTTCGAATAGCCTCAGCAATACGTACATCCTGTGCTGTCTTAGGTCCGAGTCCCGGCCTTGGCCTCGGACTTGGAGGTGGTCCTGGACCTGGACCTGGTTTTGGTGGTCCTGGTCCTGGTGGTCCTGGGCGCGGCCCTGGCGGACCCGGCTGTACACCAACACTTTGCATGGCGCCGCCACCGTATTGGTAGGCGCCGGGAGTAGTCGGAAAGTACATGCCAGGAGCACCGCCACCGCGAGTGACGGTTCCTTCGCCCTTCCACGGTTGAACTCCTCCTGTCATCAGGAATTGTGCAAGCCCACCAAGCTGTCTAGCTTCGGGCGGCATCGTGGGAGCGAGTGTGCCGGGGAACGCAGGTGCAGGTGCACCGATTATACCACGGAGGTACGGACCCAGCACACTGCGAGTTGTCGCTAATTCAGAACCAGCGGGAATCGGAGGGTACATTGGCTGTTGTGTGTAAGTTCCTGGGCTTCCCATTATAGTTCCTCCTTAAGTATACTGTAAACCGCGACGTCTTCAGGTTCTCCATTGTATATCGCCTGTTTGCGGAGAACACCTTCCATCGAGAAACCCAGCTTCTCCGCGTATCGCTGAGCTCCCCGGTTACGCGCAGGAATAAAAGAGTCCATGCGCTTTAGGGAGAACATGTTGAAGAGTTCGCGGACTATTTGCTTTGCACGTTCGGGTTGTTTCAGGACATCTTTACCCCACAACACGACGTGTGCGGTAGCCTTCCAACCGGGTATTAAATTCGTAAGCCAAAACGCCCCGTCGAAAGTACCCACCTCGAAGAACGCGGAGTCCTTAGCACTGTAGAGTGCGTAGAAGGCTCCGGCGTCCTTCCACATATCAGGCAAGTACTTGGCTACCTTTCCATAGGTTGCTTCTACCGTCGTGGGTAGTAATACTCTATACGGTATCATGTTAATCCTCTCGCCATGTAGCAAGACACGTATACCCAGTTAAGTCTTGTTGGGTCCACGTGCCTTGCTCATAGTTATATATGAAAGCACGTTGAGTGCTATCACTCATCTCAATCACCAAGTAATAGTCCTTCTCACGTTTGTCCAAGAACGACCAAGCAAGCGACAATTTTGCCGGGTCCGCATCCTTAAACAAGTCCTCGCGCACCTTGAGTCCGACAGGCTGTAACCCGCTAACAGTACATAGATATATATCGTCATGCCCAAGAAAGATGTGGGCATGACCGATGCTTTGCAAGCTGTTCGCAGCGAGCATTCCACGCGCCTCAAGAAACTGGTGACCTATCGGGTCGTAAGGGTCGCCTGTAGGAACTAGCAGATAAACACTTTCCCACCGATACGCAACTCCTATATGGTTCGGCAGGATACCAAGTCTGTAGATAGGGTCACCTTCATCTTTTAAATCCAGGCTCCCGCTTGTAGCACCAGACCACGCAGTAATGTCGCCGTCGTCAGACCACTGAATCCTATTAAGGAGCCAGGACCCGTCGTACACATTACCACCGAACAAGCGCCCCAGATATCCGACAGAAGCTCTCTGCTGCACCGAGTTAGTGAGTACGAGAAATAAACCAGCTCCACCATCCCAGTAGTGTGGCTTGTCGGTTCCGTTGTTGTTTACAACGACTACAGGCGCGCCACCAGTTAACATAGTGAATCCGTGCCACCGTGGATTCGTTGCAGAGGTGAACGGTGTTGCGGGCGTCTTCGCTGTGGGAGCTCCGGAGGTCTGTACCCAGCACTTTGTGTTCCCGAGTAGCACGATGCACCTTGTAGTCCCACTATATATCACAGCGCCCCAGATATCCTCGTCCAAGTCCCACACCGCAGAGGTGCTTGCAACTTTGCCAGGTACAATCTTACCTACACGATTGAGCACATTCAGGAGATAAGGAGAGTCTCCTTCTTGTAGACTCCTGGTTGGGTTCATAGTATCTAGACCACCCACCCGCACGCTGCGGTAGACCAGCCTACCCTCTTGTTCGTCAAACGTGAGTGGCATCGTCTCCTTTCTTCTCCTCTCTTTCTCTTTCTAGACGTGTGAGGTTTTTGTCGTACATTCGTACGAACTTGCGCACATACCGCTGTGGAACGTCGTCATCTAAGTGAGTTCCACTGTTATATGCGTCCGCAATAGCCTCTACAGACTTAACACCTTTATCGAACCCTCGAACGTTCAAATACTTCACGACCCACGGCAACGCCACACTATCGTGGTCGAGTGCAAGCGGAGGCCCATCAAAACCCAGCTCACACGCCGTAACGAAGAGTATTTGAAAGTTCGAGAAGCTACACGCTGCGTAGTCTCCCCAACGTGCATGCAGCAACCTCACATTCGGGTCACTCTTATAGTAGAACCCACCAGGTGCAAACGCTTTTTCGAAACGGGGCACCCGGTTGTGTTTGTCATATCTCTCACAATGATATACAGCCCAGAGGACAGCTTCAGGGTCCATCCCCTTAGGCGTGCGCACACACGGTGAGTGTTCCTCAATAAGCCGCTTAATCATTCTTTAGGCTCCGGCCCCCTAGGTACTGCATAGAGTGCGAAGTGTTGCAGGTACAGTCCTGGACCTGTAAATCGCACTCTATGTTTTTCAGCCGTAATCCAACAGAACACCCTCGAGAGTTTACCTCTCTGAGCAGTGCCTTGACCAACATAGGTCCACGTGAGACCCGAGTCAACACTTACATAAATATTCACCGTGTGTGGAGACTCAGCCTCACTCTCAAACTCAACCTTCGAGAGGGTGGTGTCCTGTCCCGCTCTCCCGAAGTCGATGTCGTCGGTGTCGAAGGTTCCTGTAGGTTGCCCTGTCTCGAACGAGTACACTTTCGTATCGTTCTTCATTGCGAGGAGCTTCTCTTGTTCGGATGAGTAGCCCTCACCATGCAACACGTCAAAGTGCTCTTGCAAGTTCAAGGGGTCCAGAAAGTCAAGAGAACGCCCCTTCACGAACGTCTCTGTAAGTCCGAGCACCTCCGTGAAGTCCTTCGTGTAGGTGCAACGCGTACGCTCTGTCTGTGTACCGCTTGAAGTGCCCTCACCACTTGCGTTGACCGCCGCAACCTTAACTTCATAGGTAGTGCAAACCGTAAGTGACAAGAGCTGGTAGCTATTACCCGCAATACCCTCAACCTCTGTCCAAGAACCGGCTCCCTGCACGCGGTAGTAAAGCTTGTATGAATCCGCACCTGAAACAACGTCCCAAGCACAGTCTATCTGTGTCGTGCTGATGCGAGTGAGTACAAGGTTCTGAACCTGAGCAGGCACATCCGTATCTGCCCTGAGAGATATATCACGGAACTTGACCTGCGACCAACCATACCAACTCGGAGCGTCAAGGTCGTCAACACTGCTTCGCGCCCACCCTTTCAACCACAACCAATACGTACCCGCAGCGTCAAGGTGCGCCTTGATATCCTCTCCATTAAGTGTGTAGTACCAACTACCATTACCGTTCTCAGCGGTGTACAGTATGACCTCAGAACTATCAGGTTTCTCCAGCACAACCTGCTGCTTGGAGTACCCGGGGTGGAGATAGACACGGTTGTCATAATCCTGACTCTCAACAGTGAGCGTCCCAGCATTCGCTGGGTTAGCCAACACAAAAGACCGCTTCGCAGTCCCGGTCTTTAGGTCGAGGGTCTCGCCGGAGTACATCGCGATACGAGTACCCCCTCCTTCCTTAGCAAACTGGGATAGGGTCCAATTATCCCAGTCTTCTGATACACGCTCAGTTAATGCCATTTATGCCTGCAATTTCCAAGTTACTGCGAGGGTGTCACCACTCTCGCAAACCACCTGCGAGAAGCTCTGGCTGCAAACCATCGTCGCGCCAGCAGCACTGTTGAACAACCCAGCCTCGGTCACATTCTTCGTACTTGCGAACGAGAAGTTGTAGTAGTACTGAGCTGCGTCGTTCGTAACCGCAACTGTTACTTGTGTTCTAGTAGCCGCCTGCCGATCAAACTCAGTCTGGAGGGCGGTCGCTGTAGGAGTTCCAGTTCCGAGTGCAATGTGAGAAGGCGCAGTTCCACTCGCAATGAGCAGCCCAGATATAATTGCTTTGCCGACGTCCGTAATGGTGTTAGGTATCTCAAACTCTTTATTGATGACCCGCAGGAGTTTGCCGTTACGTCTGTGCTCAAGGCGGACTGAGCCGCGCTTGATAATCTTGCCCTCGTCAAAGAACTTACATTTTGATGGAGAGGCCGTATTCAGCATCTTCTTCCTCCTCGGTATGTTGCTCGCTGTGCCGTATCACGAAGTCCCTCAGGTCGGCCTTCCACCCGGGAGCATCCGGATACCTTAGAGCGCGAGCACCTCTGTAGGTAGCCGCGAGTTCTATCGCCTCATGCCATATCTCGCTCACTACCGGTACATGCGAATCTGCGGTGAGTACAGGAATGTCAACCTTCTTCCTAAACCGCCGCTGAATCGCATACACTCCGTCAGGTGTTGGGTCTATATATACGAGGTTCGCAAACTCTGCGTAGTTCTGCGGCTTGCCTGAGGTAGTCGACCTGTTGTCATCGTACCAACGAACGCTTCGCCACCTAAGTGGTTGACTGTTTGTAGTGTCATACATACTCACTATAAACAACGAATCAGTCGGCTTGCTGTAATCTGGGTCATCCGCAGCAGTGTTCATTGTGTCCGTGTCGTCAAGCTCCGGACACGGTATTGGTTGGAAGTGCCCTATCTCCGGGAACTTCCCTGTGGTTACCAGGTCTAGGTACGCAGAGTTAATCCACTGCTGTTCGTAGGCGTCTATGTCGTCGCGACCGCCCAGGTTAAGTCTTAAGTGGTCTTTGAGGGTTCCGTAGTTCATCTATCCTCCTAATCAGGCGTCCACGGAGCACTCTTGCGGCCGACGTCGCCCTCAATCGTGCCCTCCTGTTTAATGTCTTCGTGGCACGGCTCGTCGAAGCACTCCGGGCATACAATAGCTCCACGCTGTCTGCGCTGAACGCGTTCGGGCCACGGATGTCCACATCTATCGCAGTCGCGCCACCGGTTGAACGAAATCTTACGATTCGGACGCCAGTGCTGTTCCATTTTAGTAAGCCTCCACCTCCGTGATGAGTTCGTTGTTGTTCTGGATTATCTCGTTGAGGTCGGCGTTCTCCCGACTGAGACTGGCTACTATCAACTGCTTCACTGCAGGTTTGTCCATCCCCAGCGACTCGAAGAAGTTTACGAGCTCACCAGCAGTGTTCGCTTCGAGAAGCACGTTACCAAATGCCTCACGGATCTTGTTTATTTTCTCGTTGCTGTCCCAAGCCATTGCTCCTCCTATGCCGTCCTCTTCCAGATGTAGACGACGAAGTACGGGTTCATAACATCCTGCGTCGCTGAACCAGCGAGGGCGGTATAAAGTCTCCTAATACTTCTCGACTCGACTGCGGCTCTCTGCACCCACGAAATGCTCCCTGTTGCTGTCGAATAGCTTGCAATGGCCGTGTACCCGAACTTGCCAGCATTCGAGGCCCAGTAAGCGAGAGGCGAGACGTGTTTATGTTCCAAGTCCTTCGTTTTCGCGCCACCAGTTTTTTCCACCGTGTCGAAGTCAGTATCACCACTGTCGATACCGACAAGCATTCTCCCCGCGGCGATCTGAGACCATGTTCCATACCCGAGGAGCGTAGCTGGATTAGTAGCAACAACCGACAGGAATACAGAACCGACTGGGAATGCCTCTTTTATATACTGAGGATGGTCGTCATCTGCTAAACCAAGCAGCCCACCATGGTCAAGTGTTCCTTCATTAGACATTGAACGGGCAATAACCTGAAGCGAGCCATTGCCAACGCCATCTACTAGAACTACTCCTATTTCCTGACGTATATTTGGATATAATGGCGCTGTTGCTGTTAAATCTCCTGCGACAGCAGCATCAACATATAAAACGTCTCCTACACTGAACGCACTCGTATCTATATTCTCTAGCAGTCCGACCTGCATAACACGCCCAAACGCATTATTAACGATAGCTTCTACCGTAACTCCTACTGACGGCATCGTAGCCGCGGTATTAGACTTAGCTGGTGCTATCGTTGGAACTGTACCTGTACTTCCAGAGGCGTATACGGGAGTTCCCAGCGCAATAGTACTACCAGTTTCATTGCGACCAACAAAAACACTGTCCCTTACTATCTTTCTAACCATTCCAGTAGAGTCTATGAATGAATAGAAAGAAAAACCATTAACATCTTCGACAAACAAGCGAAGAGTGTTTGCCGCTGGAGTCGTCGGCGTAGTTACTTCAGCTAACTCTATCCACTCCTGCACCCTTAGTGCAAAGAGCCGGCTTATCCCCGCACGAGAGAGCATGCGACCCTGGGTTTCTAGGTCATGCGACCAGATACCCGGAGTCGTCCTTACGTCCTCATCAGGCACTCTTTAGTAGCCTCCGTAAGCCTTTCCGAACCAGAGGTTAACAAGGGTAGCGTCCTTTGCCGCGTCCTTGTTTTCTATCGAGAGCAGTTTAATAGAGTGGTACCCCTCAACATTGAGCTGCGCAGACTCGACAATCGCGTTCGCGCCCGACATAGTCAGTGTGAGTGTTGCTATAGCAACTGTATCCCAGTTGACACCGTCAAGGGACCCAACAACGAGGAAGTCGACGTCGCCGTTAGCCCCCGTGGCTTCCCCAGTCACGAACCCCTGAATCACTCCAACGTCAACGTCCCACACTTCGATAACAAGGCCGGTAAAGTCGGTGCCTTCTACGTAGGTAGTTGCCTGCGGAATAGCAGCTATGTCACTCGCGATAAACTTCTCTCTAGCGTGACTACCTTGTCCCATTAGGGCCTCCTATTTTTCTGAAAGAAGCTGCCGGATGTGGAGAAACTTTTTGAAGACCATAGGTTCGCTACCAGAACTAAGCTTCTCTGCGATAGCGTCCCTTTCCGCCTCGAGTTGAGGCACACTCATCTTTGTGTACTTGTCCCTCCAGTCCGTGGCTTTCTGTTTAGCTTTCTTTTTAGGCATACCTTTCCTCCTGAAAGAAGAGAGGGGGAAACACGGTCCCCCTACTCGTTCAGTTTCTGCCAGATATCGTCGAGTTTGTTCTTAATGTCGTTCTGATTGTCGACGATATCGCCCAGGTCTATCTCACCTATCTTCATCACACCAGTGCCCTCGCAGGTGGCATCTTATGTCAGAAGCACACCGTTCCCGTAGGAACCGTTAGAGCTTCGCACACCACTAACTGCTGTAGTAGCTTCAATCCCATTAAACATTTCGTCGATGATGCCCGCATTATCATCAATACCGATTGTGAGTGTCTGTCCTGCACCAACGATTGCGTTGTTGCGGACAACAAAATGCGGACCAACTATGTTGATGTGTGTGTAGATACCGGTTGCCGAACAACCAGTGATAAGACAATTCTCAATCAAGATGTATGCAGCCTTGTCGCCACCATCCGTGTAGGTGAAGTAGAGTCCGTTATCAGCGTTACAGAACCAACAGTCTCTGAACGTGACCTTAGTTGCGTCTGACGTCCAGAAACCATAAACAGCGGTTGTAGCTTCAGGTGCTCCGGTGAACATACAGTTTTGGAACAGAACGTTGTTGCAGATAGCAGCATCAAACGCAGCAGCCGTGTCCACAGATTCAAACATGATGTTGTAGAACGATGTGTTAACAACCGCACTTACATCAACGGGGTCTCCACTAGCGGGCTTAATCTTAACGCCGTTCTGTCCGTCACGAACATCGTATCCAAGACCAATCACATTACAACCGTGAGGTAGCGCTGTCAGGTTTTCTGCGTAAGTCCCAGGCATGATAACGATGATGTCCCTGTTGCCCCAAGGCGAGGCAGCCCAGTCGATTCTGTCGTTCACAACGGTGATAGCGTTCTCGATGGTAGCGAAAGCTCTGTCGAGCCTCCTACCAGAGTTGCCATCACTCCCGTCTCTACCATCAACAAAGTAGACATACGAATCGTTTCTGGGAATCATCTCTAGGTTCGACACACATGGAACTCCACCTAATGCAAAAACCATGTCTCCGTGTGTAGTCATTTAGTCCTCCTGCTACATCCCTTTCGGTACAGCTCGTCGAGGTACGGCCATGTAGCAACTGTTTTGACTAGGGGGGCTTATTCCTCGTTGAAGCCCCCCTAACCATTAAGTGTTATCCACCCGAAGAACCATAAACTCCCCACCAGTGGGTGAAACCACTAGACGCTCTGAAACGAGTCAGAAATCTAGCGTTCCCAGTGTCTGGGTCGTCATAGTTCCTAAAGGTAGGTCTAACACGCCAGAACCATTTCATGAAGTGGTCTGCCGGACGAGACAAAATCCACCAAGCATCGGTATCAGTGAGATAGTGAAGAATCATCTTCTCTAGTTCCCACTCCCGAACCGCGTTGATTTCATTGTCAGCTGTGAACGGTCGTTGTGTGCTTCCGAGAACCTCTGTGATAATCTTGCGCTGTCTAGGACCGCTAACGACGTACTTGGGCATAATCATTAGCGGCAGGTCGTTGTCGTTTGTCCACTCTTCCCAAGTCTCTAGTGCGCTGTTCAGTGCTGTCGCGCTGAAGTCCAGGTCTGTGGAAGGTCTGTTGGCTACGTTGGTTCCAGTCTTCTCAGCTGGGTGAGCAGTGTTACAAAGAGAAACACCGTCCACACCAACATACGAGCCGGAAAATGCGTTGTTCAGAACTGCTGCAGCAAGAGTGTCCACGGTTTGTTTAACCGCAGTCGCAAGGGCTTGGGAGCCCTTCCTCATGATACCATACAGTTCGTCTTCAAAACATTCCTCTGTAACCTCATACCCCATCACATAGGTTTTGTGCAGGTACTGTAGCTTGTTGATGTAAGCCATAATATCGAAATATGGCTGTGCACCTTCATCTTTTTCGGGAACGAGTCCGAAGCCGGCTGTCACCGCGTCTTCCTCTTGACGTTTCGTGCTTCCTTCGATGTTTAGGTACTTGGTGTACTCTTCTGGATACGCGTTGAACGCCAAGAGGTAGGCTTCGTTTAAGCCTGCGAACATCAGGTCCGAAAAACCACCCCTGGTCATTGGTGTACTAGGCATTTTTCCTCCTAAGCGTATTCGCGGTTAGCCGCGAGCACTTGAACTAGAACTTTGCCGTTGGCCGTAGCCAAGGCGTCAACGAATTCCACAACTCGAACACGTGTATTGCTTGTCTCGTTCTTGTCGACATACCAGACGCCAGCGGAACTACCTGTTCCCACAGCGATACCATACAGTTTTCCGTGGTCGGCTGCTTCGATAACGGCGTTAGCGGGGGTTGTGTGATGAACCTGCATTTCAATCAAAGTATCCGCCGTTATGATGTTAACTTCTGTAGTAATGGTACCCTGAGTGCCGTTCGCGCCAGCCGCTTTCGCAATCCCCAGTATCTGGGAGGGGTCCGCGCCACAGATAGTGACATAGCCACTACTTCTGTAGACGAGGTCTCCCACGACCCAGGTCTGCGAGGAGGCTTCGTAGAACGTCTGCACAGGTGGAATCGATCCGTCTAGCATCTTCTTCACTCTGCATTTGTACAAACCAGCAAATGTTGCCATGTGTTACTCCTCTGTCTTAACGATTGTTTTAAAGTCCTTATGGCGCGAACCAAGCTCACGCTTGATATCCTCGCCACGCTCCTCGTAGGTTCGTTTGATACCTTGCAGTCTCCGCTCAACGCGCTCATCAAGTTTCTTCTGATGAGCCTTTGCGTCCTTTTCGGAGATTCTTGCTAGAACAAGTTCCCCTACCTTAATATGGCCTTCAGCCGTTTTGTGGTCTCGTTCGAGGATTGTCCCTTTTACTTCGGGGTCCTCGCTACGCACAATATTGTAGCCTCTGGCCTTTTTCTCACTTATGTTGACACTACTCGGGTCGACAAAGCGGTAACGCGCGTCGTCCCGTTTCTTAATGTGTGCTTCTAGAACATCATATATTCCAGGCATTATGTCTTCTCCTCTCCCCCGACGTTGATTGAGGGTGTTGAGTACTTGCGGTATTGTTCTACAGTCATGTTCATCTTCCTCCGCCAGTAGTCTTGCTCCTCAGTGAGCGGGGGCGGCTCCTTCTTATCAGACGGAGCACCACTATCTACGTGCGTCGGTGTTCCAGGTAATGGAGGCTTCTCCGTTCCCATAGCCTCCGCCTTTGCCATGTTGTAGGCGAATGTGTAACCGTACTCGGGGTGGAACCTCTGCTCTGGGTGTAAGTTGCCGTAGATTTCGTCAATCCGCCTTTCGTACTTGTCCCAGTCACCTCTTTGCGCCTTCGCGATTTCACGTGTTATCGCGCTGAGCTGGGTAACGATAGGCGCACTACTTAGATTGAGAACTGCTAAAACTGCTTGGGTTTCTTCCTCACCCAGAGTTTCCACTATCTTGTCCCACACTTGTCGTGGGTCTACCGCTCCTCCAGGTGCAGGAGCTGGTTCCGTAACACCATAGTCCTTAGGAGCGGCTGCCCTACCCTGAAAATGAGCTAGCCACTGCGCGTTCTCCTGTTCCGACTTGGTTGCGCGACCTTCAAGTTCAGCCATGCTCGTGAAGAACTCTGCAACTGTCTTACCCCTGTACTTCTCGGGGATGTTTTCCCCCTCCAACTTCTGAGACATGAGGTCTACTTTGGGGGGTTCTCCCTTAGGCGGCTCCTTAGGGGGTTCCCCTGGTTTGGGCTCCCCTGGCTTTGGTTCCACCTTTGGCTCTGTCTTTACGACAGGCTCAACCTTTGGTTCCGCAGCCGGCTCCGTTTTAGCCGGTTGTTGCGTATCTGGCATTTATATCCTCCTAAAATTGGGTTTTTTGGTCATCCAAAATATCGCCGAAGAGTTCTCCTGTGAAGCCGAGAACCTCTTCTACGACGTCTATTCTCATACGAGTTTCCGGTACCTCCTCGACCGGACACTTGCGAAGCTTTCCTTCATACTCCTCTTTCTTTTCCTTGAAGCGCTCCTTGAGTCTCCTCCACACGGGGTGTGATTGAAACTCCTCAATAAGCGCCTCAGTAATTATTATGTCTTCAGCCAACCGGTTCCTCCTCTCCGGGAAGAGGCTCTGCAGATGGCCCTCCCGGTGGTAGTTCTTCCTCAGGTGGACCTGTAACGTCTGTAAACACCTCAGGTGCGAGCTCACCGTGCGTCTCGAGGACGCGTTTTGTTTTCTCTGCGGCAGCTTCCATAATGCGGCCCGTTACCATCTTCACGCTATCAGGTACTTGTGGGTTGGCTTGCATCATCGCTAACTGAATTACACGTTCATAGTACTGAGCGAGGAGAGCGTAGGTCTGCATCGCGGTGCTCTTCTCTATTTCTTTATTGGTCGCCACGTTGCTCAAACTGCACCTAACAGCAAGTGACTGGTAAGGCGGCACATTTGGCACATCGAGGAACTGTTGTATGTAAGCACCGTCCTTCCCCATAATCATGTACGGAATCCTTGCCGGTAGCCTCTGGTGCATCATGGTAAGATAAAACATCCCGAAGTCGTCGAGTGCATAACGGATATCACGAATTGTGAGGTCGAACCGCCTCTGCCCCTCTTGAATAAGGGCAAGCGTCCCAGTAGCCGTCGGCCTTCGCGCTTGTGCCGATTCGCGACCGAGGGCGTAATCGCTTACTCCGGCTCGACGTTCCCCAAGTTCCCATATCATGCGTACGAACGCTGGGTTTAGGTTGAACGCTTGCCCCAACATCATAGGCATCAGGTCTCTTTCGGGGTCGTTCAAGAGGAACAGCTTACCAGGATAAATCTTTGTCTTGTTGGTTAGGTTGGTGCCCTTTCTACCTTTCAGACACACCATAGTAGCAATCTTAAAGTTGTCCACCAACAGGTTGTAAAGCCCGTAAAGACCGTCATCGTACGGCTTCGTCATCTCGACAACGCCGAGACCGCACAAGCCGTAGTCTCTCGGCCCATAGCGGAGTAGTGTGAGTGGCCATCTGGGGTAGTTATCTTCCTCCAACCGCATCAACGTCATTGACGGAAGATGCACATGGGCTGTATAACGGCGATACTCGCCGTTACCTTTCAGGTCATACTCAAACCAGGGCTGCCATCCGATAACCACACGCGATTGTGCGGGTTCTTCTCCGGCACGTCTGCGGGCTTCTAGCTCTGCTGCGTCTGGGCTCTCGAGGTACTTCAGAACTTTGTCTACGTCCCCATATGTTTTACCAGCCTTGAGTTTGCGTAGTTGAAGTTCCGACCAACGCATACGTCTTGACCACCACGGCAAATCCTCGAGTTCACTGTACCCGCCAGGATACAAGAGGTCGCGGATGGGTAGGTATTTTACAACGCATCCGTTGACTGTTTCGATTTCGGTTTCTGTCTTCCACCACAGACGCCTCATCATCACCCTTTCTTTTTTCTGTACCCACGGGGTAAGCATTGCTCCGGTACCGAGGCGACAGCACTCGAAAAGGGCTTTACGCATTTCACGGTACATCTTCATCTCGGTGTGCACTTTGAAATCCACAAAGTTCTCAACCTTCTTGGCGACCTGAGTCCAACCACTATCGTGAGTGGGACGTATACTGATGAATGGTCGATATGCCCATATCGTGTTCATCAACCGCGCTTGTATCGCGTCGGTGAACGTGGCGCCTAGTTGAACAGGAAAGTTTGACATCCAAGCCTCGGAGCGCGGCGCTACCTTTCCATAGTAACAGTCGTCCCACTCTTCACGTTTTTGTTGGAGAGGATAGAGCACCTCTCGTTCAGCCAACTCCATTTCGTTTTGGAGGTAGTCAAGGAGTTTCTTCTTCTCGGTGTCTCCTATCTTTATAGGTTTACCCATGACGTCTCCTCTTACGACTCACTCGTCGCCACCTACCTCTAACCTTGTGGTAGGTACGTCCTCTCACAACCTTCTTAGGCATTATATTTTCGCTCCACTGCGGAGGTTTTGTAGGTGTTCTTTGTATATACGCTCCTCATCCTCATAATCCATCTCAGTGTCAGGCATTTGCATCAGGTGCATGTTCCACGCCCAACAGTCGAGCATGTCCATAGTGTTGCCATGGGGAAATGTGATATACTCCTCGTTGAACATAGGGAGTAGCTTATGTGTGTACGCTGTCCCCTCCGCATAGAATCTAAGCGCACCACGAATCCGGTTCTTTTTCGAGACACTAGTATCACGCGGTAGTAGTTCCAGGTTAGGCGTGTCATGGTCATCCTTCCATATGAGCTTCGAGAGCGGAGCTAAAGCAGCCTGGTACCCGAAACTCTCGATACCAAACTGTATCGGGTGCCACTTCCTGTGCATGTCTGCCATAGCCCGGAGAAACTCTTCGGGGGAGCTACGGGCTGCGTATTCGTCCAAGTGGAACCTTAGCCCACGCGCATCGATACCGTCCACCGATATTGCGTTGCGCGAAGTGAGCTTCTGCGCTGCGGTGTCTGCTAACGAGTGTCGCGGGTCCCCCGAAGCGTAGATATTCATGTGGCCTATAGGAATGTCGTAAATCTTGTCTTCGTGGTCGACCTGCACACCCGCCTCAGTACGTTTGTATTTCTGCAACCATTCGAGTTTGTTCTCGGTGATACTACGGTCTACCGGGTTGTTCATGTACTGGTTAGCGAACGTGTAGGGGTCGATTTCCTGTTTGCGTAGCAACCACTTGAGTGTGTACTGCTCCGGAAATATAGGCTGGTTGTTTTCTATAGCCTGCCGGTAATACACTTTGTACTCGGGGTGTTTCTCAAGTATATGACACGCAAGGTCGATGGATGACCAATGATTCATGACCACGATAATTGGGCGCTCCTCTACTGGCGGTCGTAGTAGCCCTTCCCTCTGTTCGAAGCGCGCAATTAGCTTGCCCATGAGTTCGACGGATTCGTAGGTTTCCTCGTCTACCAAGTCGTCGAATATGATGTAGTCACACTTACGAGCTGTAACACGCGTGTTCCACCCAGCGGGTGTCCATGTAGCTTCCTCATGGTCGACGTCCCGGGGTAGACACAGTTCGTCTTGGTTCCACCTCTTGTTTAACTCAGGTCGTAGGTGAGGATACAGCTGACGTACTAACGGACGGTTCTCGAACATCTTACCGATACGCCGTACAAAGTTTTGCGCATTGGTCATCGTGTTACTCATAATCAACCCGGTGTCATTCGAGTTACGCATCCCACGCCATGCTGCGTACGACACGTTACATATAGTAGATTTGTAGTGATTACGAGGAACGAGGATTAAGAGTCTCTTGTGCTTCTCCGCCATCTGTGCAATCCTACACATCTCGAAGTGTAGGTGCGGAGTTAGCTTATCGAACCCGAACAACGCTTGTGCAGCGAAGAACAGCGAGTTATTCGCTTTCTCGCGCAGGCTCGGAAGAAGCTCCTTTGCTTCCGTCACCTGAAGGTTCATTGGCCTCCTTTAGTAGGGGGTGGTTGAGTTTATCTGGTGTCTTCGCTAGCTCCTCCTCCCCCTTCAGTCTCTCTTGGCCTGCCTTATCTTTTTTCAATGCGGTAGCGATTACGATAGCATCGGTTTGGTTGATTTGTACCAGTGTGGTTGGTTCCTGTGATTTCTTGCCGAAGCCCCCTCTATCAAGAAAGTCTTGGTCGATATGCATCCGTACGGTCTCACTAGCCGCTTCTTTAGCTAGGGTCCTGAGACGGTCTAGAGATGCCGCACATTCCTCTTCAATCTCGCCTTGGATGTCACGCGTTTTAGCCTTTAGTGCTTCGTCAAACTCTTCATACTGGTTCGAGCGCAGCTCCTCAAGGAGTGTTTTGAACTTCGGCCGCTTCAATATCTGTTCGACGCGGTCATGTGGAATCCGCATCTGCTCCGCAATCTCGTTGGGCTCTTGCCCCAGGAGTATACGACGCGCAACTTCGTGGTACGTAACGTCTAGAACAGCTTCATGCTGAGACATGCCGCCTCCTATAACGTTTGAGTATCAGCTCCTCACGGAGCTTCTTGCGAGCGAGCGCCAGCCGCGCCTTCTTCGTGAGCTCGTGACCACCAGCAGCAACGTTGTAGCCGAAAGGCACCCTCGTCTGATACATGATTATATAGCGCTTTTCGAGGATGTCCGCACACTCTTGTGTGCCGCACGTAGCTAACACCTGGAAGTCGAATGCTTCCAGTCCGTGCTTCCGCAGTGCACGCGAGAACAACATCTTCCCATTCCAGCGCGCGTGTCTCATATGCCACATCACTCGCTGGTTTAGCGACTGAGACGTCTGACCGACATAACACTTCCCGGTTGCCTGGCACTCAGCCATATAGATAGTAAACATCTTATATATATAATATACGGATTTTTGAAAGACATGGCACGGAAAATTTTGAAAAAGGCTTTGCTCTGGCCTTCATGGACATCCCACACGTATTCCGCTTTGGCGGTTGTGCTTTGCTTGGCCCCCCGTAAATTTTGTAATTTTTGGTGGACGAGCTACACCCGGGTATTAGTCTGCTAAATGGGATGGTCGCCCCTTTGTATAATATATAGAGGTTTGATATGATATATATGATTTATCAAATGTATCAATATGATACAACATCTAAAGAAAGGAGGTGAGATAGATAATGACATGTAGAGAACGCTACAACAACTTTTATGTTTGTCTCTTCTGTGAGAATTGTAAGTTGAGAGATGATTGTGAACAACTTTGGGATAGAGTTTGTGCTGAATGCCCAAAGCATCAACCTACACCTACAGGCTCCTGCGCTAACATAGATAATAGCGCAAACAGCTTGTAGATATCAATCATCCATATCTTATCAAGAAAGGAGGTGATAAAGAATGGCTCCAAAAGCAAACTCATGGGATGCTAACACTTGGGAAGAGCTCAAAGAAAGAACTACACTAGAAGAAGTACTTAAAGCGTTGAAAGCTAAAGAAGTTCAGAGAATAGCTCATAAGAAACACTACCTCAACAAACAAATCCAAACACAAATTGGTAAAGCTATCCAAGATGGAATGTCAGCTGAAGAAGCAATCAAATCAGTAAAAAGCTAAAAGCTCTATGAAAGTCATGAGAGTCACAGACTGAACATCTGTTGCAAACAACATAGGAGGTCAACATGGACCTAGTGGAGCGTTACAAGAAGCTCAAGGGAGAACTCAAAGAGTATTTCCCCAAAACAGAGTTTCCGCTCCTCAAGCAGCTTGACGAGTACGTTGAGGCCACTGCCGACGAGATGGGCGACGACCTAACGAATGCTGAACTCGACATCCTCATCGACTTCGTCATCTGGTGTGGCGCGGATCAGGATTAACGAAACACGAACGAGCTAGAGCGTGTTAGGCTCTAGCCTCGCTCTTTGACAATCCACATCAACTACAAGCTTCGCACTGCGAATGCGCAGCGTAGCCCGGGGAGTGGTCTGCTTTAGATATTAACCAGCGCGCGCCGTCCTATACGTATTCTCCATGTCAGTAAAAGTTGATTTTTATTATGAATGTTGGTATATTATATATATGAACCAACAAACATCTTATAAGGAGGTTAAATCATGGCAAAGACCACCAAACCTGTGTGGGAATCCAAGACGTGGGAAGAGTTACAAGCTTCCACCACGCTAGAAGAGTGTTGTAAAGCACTCAAACAGCGTGAGGTTCAACGGTTAGCTCACAAAAAGACCTACCTCAAGAACCAACTTCTGAAAGCGCTCGGCAAAGCACTCCAAGACGGCATGACTAAAGACGAAGCTATCGCTCACGTCAAGGAACAAGGTTACACTTTTACAGCGTGACCGCGACTGAGGGGAGCCACATACATACTTCAGTGGCTCCCCTTAACGCAAAAGCCACAGCAAAGACGAAAATGATGATTACCACTATATATATAAATATAGAATCCTTACATAACTGATATGAATAGTATACTTGAAATAAGTCTTACCAATCTTGTAAGGTATTTATTTATAACTAGTAGCCGTAATCATTATGGTCTTTGGTCTGGCAAAATCGCTACCGAAGTATGGTAGTATCTTATAAGAAAGGAGGTGAGAAGTATGTATCACAAAGCACTACTCACAAACACATCCATCCACCACGCTACGAAGGTCACAACGCAACGCACAAGAACGAAGGAGTACGACGTCCTGAGAATCAGAGTTGATGCACGGGAAGACGGAGAGGACTTGTACCCAAGCTACACAGTCGCAATCTTCTTCGACTCGGACGTGAAGCCGAAGATTGTGAGGAAGAAACAAATCGATAAAAGGAGGTAACATCATGACATGCACTAAGTGCAAACAACCTACCAACAACCAATGCGTCATCGTGTTGTACAAGGTGGAAGGTGTAGACAATGACGACTACACCCCCATCGACCAATTGTATGACGCGCTAGACGCAGACCAAGGGCAACTAGCTGTTGTCCACAGAGAATGTTTCTAAGGAGGTGAGAAGCATGGAGTACAAACGTTACAAACGTGTTGTACCCGAAGCTACCCTCAAAAGCATCTTAGGTATTAAGGGAGACCTGCTCGTGGAAGTTCAGACCGTTCCTAAGGGAACTGCAAGACCAACTGACGACGGCGGAACCGAGTACTCAACTGCGGACTGTGTCGTTGTTAGTCTCTATCGCGGGTGTCCTGACATATGGGTAGCTATGGGACTTATCGAACTCGAAGAAATCGAGTAAAGGAGGTAAACATGTCACTCACAGCGTTGCTAGCAAGCAACCGACCTCTGGAGTGCTGTGTCTGTGGCGTGAAGTTCAAGGACTCCGACAAAGTCGTTGCACTTCTATGGACACGCTACTACGAGGTCCCAGGGTACGAGGACGGTGACTACGTCGTTGACATGGACTACACAGACGACCACGTAGCACACGAATCGTGCATTAGTAAATCTATTGAAAGGAGGTAACATGAAAGTGCACGTATGGTGCAAGACCTGCTGCACCTTCGCCAAGCACATAGGTTCAACGCTACCACCTGTAGCGTACCTACGAAGCGGCAACGGGCAGTTAGAGGTCGACACAAGTGAATACGCTTGTGACTGCTTGAACCCTACGTTCAAGCCACTACATCCTGACGATGTGCTTCAAGACCACATCGTCCTACTCGAACTTCAAGAAGGGAGGTAAAGCATGAGCGACACCAAAGAAGTCTCTCGAATGAGCGACGAGGAGTTGATTAACGAATCGCTTAAGATTGCACTCAAGCAATATAAGCGTGAGCGGAAGCTCTACTATCGAATCCTCGAACCGTTCAAACGCTTCTGGTTTGCTCTCAGCCGAGCGTGTTGGGAGTTCGTCGAAGCGTGGCGATGTTATTATGAATGAAAGGAGGTGAAACATGAGACGTATCATCTGGGACAAAGTCCCCGACCGTCTCCAATCAGACGCACTGAAGTGCATAATCTGTAGGACTGCGACCGTCGACACCCCGAAGCACGGCCGCGAACACGCCCTTGCCCACTGCTGCACACACCTTATGATGGCTCTGCTCCTTGAAGACGATGAACCCTTTGAAGACCTAGACAAACTGGACGCAGCTATCCACAGACCAGACTCAGCAGGGCTAACACCGGAAGAACACAAACACGTACGTTATTGGATGGGCTGGATTATCGACCGTGTACACGAAATGCTCAAAAGTGCGGTCAAGTGTCCTGGCCGGGATGAATGACACTGTCACCAAGTGTCACTAACTACTTGATTTCTCATTTGAAGTGTGGTATAATTATATCATACGAAAGGAGGCAACATGCAAAAGGTTCGTTTCGTCCTCAAGGGAAACGTATACCAGACTGACAAGAAGACCGTAGCCGCTATCATGAAGTACTGCAGGCCTAGGCCAATCCGGAAGTACTACGTCGTCGTCAACCGCAAACGCTACCCAATCAAACAGGTCATAAGCGAGGTAACACACTTCGGACTCTCAGAGTTCGGAACGGTTGACGCAGCTCCTATCCTGCAACGGCTAGGCTTCAAACTCAGGTGGCTCACATGAATGCACAATACCCAATGGTCATGAAAGACTTTCGTGACCCACCTACGAAGAAAGACTTCACCCCATACCTAAAACAACTCGAAAACCGTATGTACAACTCACTGCTAGCAACACCGGGAGAATACGTCCGCAAGGATTGGCTTGCTTCGAAGTCCAAGACCGAAGCACGTATCCTACGCGGAACCCTGAAGCGAAAACCCAACTCAGGCGACGTTCGCGTTCGGTTTAAGGTCATTACGGTTCCACTATCAGAAGAGTTCGACCCACTCAAGTAATGCGACCACGGGTCACTAAAACTTGATTTTTGTTTTTGGTTGTGGTATAATTTAGATATGAAAAAGCTTAAACCATCGAACGGTGCGACCACACCGTGTGGCACCGTACGAAATCTTATAAGGAGGTAAACATCATGCCAAACGACGTACCCCAAGAAATCATGGACGAAGTAGCCGCTGAAGTCGAAGAGATGGATGAGGCTACTTTAGCCGCCGAGGCGGAAAAGGTTTTTGCGCAGAGGGCAAAGCGTGCATCCTACCGCAGGGACACAGAGCTCACACCTGAACAGAAAGAAAAGCGGAAGCTCTACCGCCAGAAACGCTACCAGCGCGAGAAAGCCATTATCGCCAGAGCTAAGGAAGCCGGCCTCGTTCCGGAGCCAGAAGAGGCCGAGTAACACCTTCTTTCGTGAGGGGGTGTTCGCAAGGCACCCCCTCAACACCAACGACAACAATGAGACCGGAGGCTGGACTTGAGCATCAGGCTAATTCCCGTATTAGTCCCCCCTTTTTGCTGACATCAAATAGCCAGGTCCGCCCGGTCTCAAGGCGAACAAGGGATGATGGTTGCTAAATGCCCACATGTAAATCCGTGCTCTGGTCGCAACCATCCATCACGGTAGGCGTGAGGCCCCAAGGATGCGTAACCCTCGCTCTGACACGCCGGAGCAGGCCGCTGCGGGGCTTCACGTCATCTACGAAAGGAGGCAATCATGTATTCAGACACAGCACCCGCACCGCAGGAGAAGTCTCTCGTACTAATCAGCGGTGGGGTGGACAGCGCAACAGCATTAGCGATTGCGCGAGCGAACACCTGTGAGAAGGTTTTCACACTCTCATTCAACTACGGACAGAAGCAGAAGATAGAACTGAACTACGCGGAGCAACTCGCAAGCTACTACGACGTACACCACCGTGAACTGTACCTCGGTCATGCTATGGATGGACTCAAGGGGCCTGTACACGACAACAGTGTAGCACAACTACACCGTGAAACGCTCAACATGCTCCCGCCAACCTGGAAGCCAGGACGTAACATCGTATTCCTGGCACTCGCATCAGGCTTTGCCTGGTATTATGGGTGCTCCGTAATCGTGATAGGCGCGCACCAGGAAGACTATCCCGGCTACCCAGACTGTACACTCCCGTTCCTCGCTAACATGGAGTATGCTATTTGTACGGGCACCAACAACATTATCGAACTATGGGCACCACTCCTGAAGATGAACAAAACCGAAATCGTGAAGACGGGTATGAAGCTTGACGTACCATACAACATCACCTATTCGTGTTACGAAGGAGCCGAGACTCATTGTGGAGAGTGCGATGCATGCAAGCGTCGCATCCGCGCATTCAAAGAGGCAGGGTGGAAGCCATGAACGAGAAAGCCAAGAAACTCAAACTACACATCGTCAACAAACCGGACGAAGAGAACATCATCATTGAGGGTGTTCGCTTCCACTACAACTTCTTCAAACAGTGTTCAGCGACAGGCGTGGCAGTCAATGTACCGTTCATAATTAGGAACAGGCTGGAGGACGGCTCGGTCGATATCTTCCCACTCCAACTGGTCAAGCAGCAGGAGAAGAAAGTCATCATACCGGAGTACGCCGGACCTCTAGGGAAGAAGCCCACATGAACATCAACCACTCACGAATCTCACACTATCTACTCTGTAAACGATTCTACTACTGGCGCTACATACACAACCTAGTCCCACTCAAGGACGCTATGCCACTACTTGTTGGACGTGCAGTTCATGCCGGGCTGGCAGCACACTACGCAGAGAAGGATGCTGAGACCGCCGAAGCACACGCACGCTCCATATTCAAGGAGACTAAAGAGTCCAACACCTGGCTTGGCCCAGAACTGGAAGACCTCTCACAACAGGAAGAGTATGTTGCCCAGATACTCGCCTGGTACCGTGAACAGTGGAAGCAAGAGCCTTGGACGGTCCTCGCTCCAGAAGTGAAAGGTGACGTCCCACTAGGCAAACACAAACTATTCTACCGTACAGACGCTATCATCAGTTGGAAAGGACACCCCTGGCTGCTTGAACACAAAACCACCTCACAACTAGGTAACACGTTCTTCCGTAAGTTCCGTAATGATGGGCAGATAACTGTTTACTGTTACGCAGTTTGGAAGGAACTGGAGCAGCGACCGGTAGGAGCCGTTATCAATGCAATCCGCAAGTCGAAAAAGCTTGACCGTGCAGACTTCGCGAGAGAGGTCGTTCCACGTACGGAGAAGCAAATCAACGACTACGCAGACCAATGCCGTCTCATAGCGGACGAAGTGGAAAGCGACACGGAGACCCTGAAGGCGCCGCTCTTGTGGTACATGCACACTGACCAGTGCGTACGATACAACAGAACGTGCGACTACCTAGAGCTGTGCACGAACTACAGACCTGCCGCTCTCGAACTATTCACTGAGCGGGAGGCTGACTACGTGGATGAGGGGGATGAATGAAACCACCACACTACAAAGTATTCTACGACAAACGTGACAAACTGTGGTACTGGAAGCTTGTCGCCCGGAACAACAAACCGATGGCGGTGAGCCCCCAGGGCTACACAACTAAGGCAACTTGTCTGCGGACTATACTCGCAGTATCGCTGTGGGCGAAGGACGCATCGGTAGTTGCCTAAAGGAGGTGATAACCATGAAAGGCCTCAAGACACTATCTATCATCGGAATCATTTGGTCCTGTCTGTGCATGTTCTACATCATGACCTTCTACAGCTCAGGTGACTACGACGCCTCAGCAGGGTGGGGAATGTTCGCAGTCGTCTACCTCGTAGCGCTCTGCGTGACCACCCTCGTGAAGGTAGGCAAACGTGACAGAAAGAACTTCGAGAGGAGAATCACTGACCTCGAGGCACAGATTAAGAAGGAAACGGAATGAACAAAATCACAACACCCGCAAAGTCACTCAAGGGAAAGGTCTCCAGCAGGCCGCAAATGACGTTCTCTACCACACAACCAGGTGTGCCACCCAGAATTACGGTTCTGGTCTATGGAGCACCGGGCTCAGGTAAAACGCACTTCGCTGGAACGTTTCCCAAACCGTTGTTCCTCGACATGCACGGTGGACTCGCGACGGTGCGACATAAGAAGGTAGCATACATCCGACCCCGCACCTACGCTGAGATGCTAGAAGCTACCATACCGGAGAACGTGAAAGAATTCAAGACCATCGTCCTCGACCAACTAACCGAAGCCGCACGACTGCTGATGAAGGGAGCACTTCGAATGAGTGGTCGAGAGTTGCCCCAGCTCCAGGACTGGCAACTCGTTATCGAGAGGCTCCGCACGCTCTGCGTAACCTATACATCGGAGGACACACTACCAGACAAACACATTGTATTCGTCGCAGAGGAAGTCGTTGACAAAAACGAGGAAACGGGACAAATCTTAGTCAGCCCAGACGTACCAGGCAAATTCACGCGTCGCGTAGGAACGTTCTTCGACTGTATGTTCCACATACGCAACGCCTACAACCAGCAGACGAAGACGAAGGGGCGTTGGATGCTCACTGAACCTGACGGCATGTATCCCGCAAAGGACAGGTTAGGTGGGTTAGACAAACTTGAGGTTCCCGACTTCAACGTTCTGTGGGAGAAGGTACGAAAGGGCGAAAGGAGTAAAACAACATGACACAAGACTCAACACCACCCAAACCGAAAGGCCCCAAGCTTGACAAGGAGGGCAGGGAAATCGTAGGCAAGGTCTCCACCGAACTCCTGCGCGACTTCAACTTCGCTCTCGGACTCAGAGCCGGGGCAGAACGCACGCTCAGCATGGAACAGCATCGCGTCTTCAGAGCCGGACGTGCAGCCGGCGCTAAGGAGTACGAGCTCTGGGAGAAAGCCTACAAGGAGTGTAAGATAAACCCCGACGGCAATTACGTCATGAACAAGGAGACAGGAGAAATCTCCCTAGACACAGAAGACAAAGAGAAGCTCGACCCACTTCTCGGCCCTCTAACAAGCATCTTAGGGAGAGGCTAATGAACGAAACCAAAATCATACTCACATCCATGAACCGCGCGGAGCTCGCGAACCTGCTTGTAGTGTATGAGGCAGAGGCACGTGAGCTCCAGAACAACCTGCGCTATGTGAACAACCGTATCCGTAGCGTTAAACACCATCTAAAAAGGAAGGAGGCTTAAATGCCAAAGTTTGAACTCCCGGAAGGGAAAGACTGGGATGAAATCGCTAAAGACGAACTCATCTCGGAAGGACGTCATCCTGCACGCATCGACGCCGTGGAGGAACGTGAATCTCAATCTACCCCCGGAAACATGTACTGGAACATCACATTCACAGTCACGGAAGGTCCACACACAGGGCGACAGGCTTGGGCTGTCTGCATGCTTGACGCCAAATCACTTTGGAAGCTCCGTCAACTCGCTGACGCCGTAGGTATCGACCTCGGCGGACGCAGCGACATCGACACCGAAGAACTACTCCAACAGGAATGTGGAATCGTCATCACGCACGAAGAGTACGAGGGACGTTTGAGACACCGAGTGTCTCAGTTCTTTCCTCTCGGTACTACGGATGAAGTACCCGGTAGTTGAGGTATTCACAAGCATTCAGGGAGAGGGTAGATACACAGGATATCCCGCTAACTTCATACGGTTGGCGGGATGCCCTCTCAACTGCGAGTTCTGTGACACAGACAAGGAACAACGCGAAGAGCTGTCCACCCAAGAGATTCTTGAACGTCTAAACGAGGACGTCAAGATAACCGTTCTCACCGGCGGCGAGCCCACCCACCAAGACATATACGACCTAGTCCACGTACTCAGTGACTGCCGCAACTACGAGGTCCACCTCGAGACCAACGGTTGGAACGGCTGGCCGCAAGGAATTGACTGGGTAAGTCTCTCTCCGAAGAGGATACCTTACACGCCCTCTGGCTATGACCCTTTCGAGCACGGAGCCCCCGACGAAATCAAGTGGCTCGTCCCACTCTGGACGCACGAGGAGATGCGGGGCTACCTACGCTCTTTCAAGCACGTGCTGCACTACGTACAACCAGTCAACTACCGTAACCGCATCAACCGGAAGAACCTCGAACTCTGCAAGCAGATGGTTCGTAGAGACCCACGCCTGAAACTAAGTCTGCAACTTCACAAGGTGATACACGTGAGATGAACAGACGTGAATTCATAACGTCCACAATCGTATGGGCACTCAGCCTGAAGCTACACCCCCTTCTTCCAGAAGCTTCGGTAACCCCAGACAAACCAACGTCAGCCGCTACCCTCGCACTCATCCGGGAGGGGAACAGACGCTTCGACCTCATCACGCGGTACTGGTCACAGAAGCTCGCGGAGGCTGTGCGCGAAGCGAAGGACAGGGAGATAATGGAAATATTCATGAAGGGGAAGTACCTAACGAAAGTCCCTTGGAGGCTTGATGAAAAAACACCTAATACGTAAAGGTGTAGAACTCATACTGGAAGGGCTTGCAGGACCGGAATGGTCCGGTGACCCAAACTATGAAGACACGCCCCGGCGTGTCGCAGACTTTTACGAGGAGATGTTCAAGGTTGCGCCTACACGACTCACAACGTTCAAAGAGGCGCACGACCAGATGATAGTACTCTCACATCATATAGACTATACGTTGTGCCCCCATCACCTGCTACCAGTGATGTTCGACATCTCACTCGCCTATCTACCTACTAAGTCAGTGCTTGGTCTTTCCAAGCTTGTGCGCTTGGTTAAAGCGCACTTTAGTGAACCAATAACACAAGAAGCCCTCACACAAAGTCTGGCAGACGAACTCATGTCGCGTCCTAAGCCGTCCCCACTCGGCGCCGCTGTCCTGGTGTACGGGGAACACCTATGCACCAAGATACGGGGTCCGAAGACGTCAGGAGCATTCGTCACGTCTGCTATGAGAGGTGTATTTCTGGATACGCTTGCTGCACGTGAGGAGTTCTTGTCACTAGTGAGGCGTAAATGAAACCTGAACTGTGTAAAGGCTGCCCCCTAGAGAACGTCGGCACCGGCTATGTAGAAGGGGAGGGACCAGACGATGCAACTACCCTACTACTAGGCGAAGCGCTAGGAGCCGAAGAAGTATCTAGGGGGCGGCCCTTCATAGGTGGAGCGGGCCGTGTGTTAAACAACCTACTCCGACGAGCAGGCGTAGCACGTAGCTCACTCTACATAACAAACGTCGTACGCTGTCGCCCACCCAAGAACAGGACACCCTCAGAGGCTGAAATCCGTGAGTGCACTACACGCCATGATTTAGCCACTCTTCTAAAACGGTTCAACCTCATTGTCCCACTCGGGAACTCCGCGCTGTTTGCGGTTGCAGGGGAAACGCATATCTCGCGGTGGCGCGGCAGCGTCTTTCAGAAGAGCGACCTAAAGATACTACCTACGTTCCACCCCGCAGCAGTGATGCGTCAACAAGACATGATACCCGTCGTAATCGCAGACCTCCAGAAGATAGGAACGGAAGGGTGGACATCAGACTATATAGTTCCCGTACAAAACTACGAACGCAACGCGACACTTCTGCATATGGACAAGTTGTCACCAGCGCGCCCTATCGCATTCGACGTAGAAACCAAAGCACTGGAGCCTAGCGAGGGGAGCATCGTGCTCTGCGGTCTTTGCCAGCAACCGACTCTCGCATACGTTCTGGACGACAAGGAATTCTACTCCGCAATCATTAAGGAACGTCTGCAGACACTCCTAGGCTCTGGTGCTCCAAAGATAGGTCACAACATCATATTCGACATACGTCATATGAACGCTCAAGGGATACGCGTGAAGCCACCCTGGTTCGATACAATGATAGCACATCATCTGACACTCAGTGACACCCCGAACGACCTCGGGTTTGTTTCCTCCTTGTACACCCGTATCCCATACTGGAAACACCTCGCAAAGGTCGACCCGCAATGGTACTGCGCAACCGACGTAGACGCTACCATGCAGATATACACAGTCCTCAACGAGGACATCAAGCGCAAGGGGATGACACGCATTTTCCACACCAGCATGAAGGTGCTTCCCATCCTCGAGGAGATGCGTGCCACAGGAGTGCGTGTGAACCACAAGAAACAACTCGCGTGGAAGATAGGTCTGGAACGTAAGATACGCACACTCGAACAGAACCTCGCGAAGGGCATAGGAGACCCAGCATTCAACTGGAGGTCGCACCCGCAGCTCGTAAAGCTGTTGTATGAGAAGTTGCAGTACCCACGCATCTACTCGAAGTACTCAAGCAAAGTAACCGCTAACGAGGAGGCACTGAAGGAGCTGCACGAGCTGACAGGTAGTAAGATAGTCAAGGCACTGCTATCTCTTCGGAAGCTGTCCAAGCTCTCCAGCACATACTTCGTGCCTCCAGATACTCCGGATGGTCGCGTGCACAGCGAATACACCCTCCACATTGCCGCTAACGGGAGGACGGCTTCGCGTGGTCCGAACTTACAGAACGTACCGAAGGGTCCTGCACGTGCAATCTATATACCTGAGGACGACAACATCTTTGTGGCTGCAGACTACAATCAAATTGAACTACGTATCGCTGCTGTGTGCTCTGGAGACAAGACCCTACTAGAGGAATTCAAACAAGGGAAAGACATACACACCACAACTGCCGCTCGCATGTACAACATAACCCCCTCAGAAGTTACCGAACACCAACGCTTCCTCGCTAAGATGGTTGTCTATGGTCTGGGTTACGGGCGTGGAGCTCTTTCTCTTGCCCGCCAATACAAGATGGCCCGTGCACAAGCTCAACGCTTCATCGACACCTACTTTAACGGTTACCCACGCCTCGAGCTCTGGCGGAAGGACTGTATGAGCAAAGCGTCTGCAGACGGGTACCTCGTAAACCCGTTCGGACGTAGACGCTACTTCTTCGGAACTAGTATCGCTCCGAAGGTGTACAACTTTATACCTAGTTCGACCGCCGCAGATATACTACTCGAGTCCATCCTGCGCTTGCATCCTGAACTTCCGAAGCACACAAGGATGGTAATCACTGTTCACGACAACATACTTGTGGAGTCTCCGCCGGAGCTAGAGAAGCAGGTTAAGGAGTGTGTACGAGACATTATGGAGAAACCCATAGATGTTTTGGACGATTATGTAGTGCCTGTAAAAATAACATCAGGTAAAACCTGGGAGGAGTGTGGATAATGTGTGATATACTAACCCCTGGAAGCCGCTACAGCCCGTACTACGACCGAGAGATGCTACAGCAGCAGCAGCTGTATGGGATGGGCTTTCCGCTCCTCGGACCTAGGCAAGCCGCTGCACAAGGCCTGCAAGGTCCGCCGCTGCCACCCACATTCGCGGAGTACGCACGAGCCCAGGCGGCAAGGTTTGGAGCCCCACCAGGCTCGGTATTTCCTGAGACCTGGCAGGGAGTTAGAAGGAGGTCAGATATGGCATCAAACGAGATTCATGTCAGAATCGAAATGGTTGACAACCACTACCTTATCACTGCAGAGTGTAAACGTGTCATTGCTCACGACGCGAAGGAGGTCATGGAGAAGTTGAACAGCCTAGCGCGTGAGTACGTGCCGAAGATGCTGACGGAGCTTGAACTGGAGTGGCAGGAGTCACTGCAGACGGCACGAAAAAGGAGTAAGAAGAAATGAAATGGCGCGAACGTGTTGTCTGGATTCTCGCTCTCCTGCTTATCGCAGCAGGCCTGTACACACTTCAGGACTGGCGCCTTAGCGTCCTCGAGAAAGACCAACAGGAGATGCGAGAGCTACTAGACGAACACGAACCAAAGCTAGAAGAGATACGTACAATCCTGCAAGAGGCAACCTGGCATCTAAGACAATACGCAAGCCGTGAAAGCATACTCCAGCGGTTTGCAGAACAACTAGCGTCTGACGAGGAGGTGACGGAGTGAAATGATAAGATACTTCGCTGGAATCATAACCTTCTTCGTTGTGCTCATCGCAGCCAGCGCCCTCAGTGAGGTCGTTACCGCAGAGCTAGCAGCTCATGGCTACTCCGCAAGGAGAGCAGATGTGTGGGGTAACGTTATCGTGTTAGGGGGCTTTTTCGTAGGAGCAATGTTGTTGTACTTTATTTGGCCATAAGGAGAACAGAGTGACAGACAACGTGGAAAAGTTTGAGGAGGAACCCGAATGTCCCAAGTGCCTCTCGAAAGAGATGGAGTATCGTTATATCACGAAGAAAAAGGAAGAGGGAGGTAGGCTCGTGCACGTCGAGTACCTTCACGTAACCTGCAAGACGTGTGACTACGGTTGGAACATGGAGGTTGCTCCAGGAGGTAAACATGGTAGTACATAAATCATCATCGGACCTAGACCGTATCATTACAAAGGAATTGGGGGAGCATAAGGAGCGCACAGCAGGCGACATCGCAACCAAACACAACGTGAACGTCGTCAAGGTCTCCGAGAGGCTCAATGTGCTGTACAGAAACGGTTTGGTTACTGGCTACAAAGAAGTGAAGGGGCACACTGTGCGTATCCTATGGAGGTTGAAGGATGCCAAAGCTAAAGTTTAGGTGGCGTGAGTGCCGCGAGTGCGACGGAACAGGCTTCGAGGTCATAGGCAACGATTACCACAACGTCGGGGCCCTCCCCTGTATAGCCTGTAGTGGAACCGGTCAGGTCGCCAAGGTTACTCGCGTGAAGGAGGCCCAAGGTGGAACTAAGTCTTGAAATACCCACAAGTCACTGCAAAGAATTTCTGCCGCTATGTGACTTTCCGTTCGGTCTCGCGCAGCTGTTCCTCGACACCCCTGGTCGCGACACGACACTCCGCGAGTACCGGGAAACCCACTACGAGTGCCTGCTTGACAATGGAATGTACGAACTCGGAGAGTCGCTTACTATTGACGAAATACTAGAAGCTACAACGCGCTGTCGTCCCATCGCCGTCATAGCGCCTGACTGGATGGATGACGCACTCCGTTCGTACGAAGCCGCGGTCAGCCTTAAGACGGAGAGGAACATGGGCGTTTCCCCCATCAGGTCGTATGTCGGGTGGACCGTAGGTGCTGTTGTTCAGGGACTCGACCTGGAGGAACGCATCAAGTGCTTTCAGATGATGCAGGACGAAGGCTTCAGCCCAATCTGCTTCCCATTCCGCACACCCCGCGGAGAGACTATCGGACATTTGATGGCGCGTGGCATGTTGAAGGAAGGCGAGTGGTATCACCTGCTTGGTCTCCAAGACTTACTCGAGCTACGTTGGCAGTTCCCCGGTCGGTGGTCTATTGACACAGGCAAACCATTTAAGGGCTTTCCACTCGACAAGACGGCGAGCATACGTGGTCACGGTAAGCTCAAGCTGCATGTTCCACTGAACACAGACGACCGCCGGATTGCTTGCTACAACATCGCATACATGCGTAAAATCATGCAAGGAGGTATGCCATGAAACGTCGCAACTTCATTATGAGTACAGGCGCCCTGAGCGTCTCGTCGGTCATCTCTGTCATCTACCCAGAGAAGCCCAGGAAGAAGGCCGAACTGAAAGACAGCGGGAAGGGGGAAGTCATTACCATCGACCAGTTCACCGCCAGAATGAACGGCGGGTTC